CTAATGCGGCCTTTACCGTTTGTCGGCGGACCTCGTCGCGGTTGCCGGGGAAGTGCTGGCACTCGGCCGTAACCTCTTCGCCGACGCCCCAGGCCAGCCATACGGTGCCCACCGGTTTGTCCGGCGAGCCGCCATCGGGGCCCGCCACACCACTGACCGCCACGGCAAACCGCGCCAGGCTTTTTTCCTGGGCGCCCCGGGCCATGGCCTCGACCACTTCACGGCTGACCGCGCCGACCTTGGGGAACAAACCCTGTGGCACATTCAGCTGGCGGGTCTTCTGCCGATTGGAATAGGTCACGTACCCGGCCTCGAACCAGGCCGAACTCCCCGGAATACGGGTGATGGCTTCGGCAATACCACCACCGGTGCAGGACTCGGCGGTGGTGACGTGGGCATTGAGCACCTGCAAACGCCGGCCAAGTTCGGCGGCGAGTTGGGTAATTTCCTTCACGGTCGTCTCCAGGAAAGTGCGGGGGTTTGCCTACCCTACAGGAGCCCATCGGCCACGCAAGGTGCAGACGGGTTCATCGACTTACCGGGAGATGACCTGCACATAGGCCTGGCAGGCCCGCAACGCGATCAATCCGTCATCGCCGGCATCGGTGATGCCGATAATTAGTTGAGCATGCGCCGGGTCAAGTCGGCCTCGCGCGGCGCCATGAACCACGCTGCCGGCAGCGGTGGCTGGCATTGCGTGGCTGTTGGCGGGGTCGGCGGGGTCGAGAAGGACTGACAAGCGCACATCAGCAGTGGCCAGCCGGTCGCGCAGATAAACCTGGTGACGCTGTGCATCGTTCAACTCCCGGGTGTGTTGTTGATCGCTGGCCTGAAGCTGTTGCTCCAACGCCTGACGCCTGTGCTGTTCGGCCCGGTATTGGCCCAGCGCCGCCTGGCTTTGTCGGTTGAGCACCTCTGAATGCCGCGCAGCCTGGCGTTCAAAGGCAAGGCCATGGCGCCAGGCCTGGACCTGCCAGCTGGCTGCCGCCGAGATAGCCATCAGCAGGGCAACCGCCCATATGCGCCCGCTCAACGGCATAACACTGCCCTCGCCTTTTCCCACAACTGTTGGCGGTGCTCCAGTCCGTTAAGGCCACCATTGATACGGCGGGTGATGGTGGTGAATTGGTCCTGGTCCGCCAATTCATTCAAGCCGTTGCTGTGCCAGAACCAGGCGGCGGATTCCGCCGCCCATTGCGGTTGTTCCAGCAGTTCGGGGAAATGCAGCAGACGTTCATCGCCAAACAGCGCCCGGCTACAGGCCAGGTAATTGCGCCGCCCGGTAATCTGGATCAAGCCGCGGCCCCGGTACTTCTGGCCATCACCGTCGGCGTCGGGAGTGTTGCCCAGGCGTGCAGCCAAGGCGCCCGTGTCGTATTTGCTCAGGTAGTGCTCGCCGCCCAGTTCACGCACGTAACGCAGTTCGCCGGACTCATGCCCGACCTGGGCGATAAAGGCCGCCATCCGCTTGGACCCGGTGATGTGTCGATGAAGCATGGCGGCGTTCAATGCCAAAATAAAAACACCCGCTTGGGCGCGGGCGTTAGGCAGGATCTGTTGCAACTGCGTCAGCGTGATCATCCTTGATCTCCAACCATTTAAGAGGCCAATCCACGGGCCATGATCGAACTGCGATACCCCGTCGTCGTGTCGCCTACATGGGTCACCTTGTCAATCGACCAGCGCCCCTGCATATAGCCCGGCCAGGTTTCATCCAGCAACAACAGGCCTTCGGCGGACAGCAACGGGTTACCAGGGCAGTCGATAGTGATGCTCAAACCTTCACGCCCCACCCGGCGCAACTCGCCCTGTGCCACTGAGCGCGCTTCGGTTTCACTCTGGCACCGTTGGCGCAACGTCTTGAACGGTGCGATCCCCACCTCGACCACGCGCTGGCGAGAGGCCGCGGCATCCCACCAACTGACACGGCAACCCTGGTATTTGGCCCGCACATTTTCATCAACCCGGGCACTGATAAACGCCTGCTCGCCGGGACGGTTGTCATGGGTCACCGACAGCCGCACATCCGGCAGTTGCTGGCCCGAGAGCGACTTGACCTGGCCGCTTTCCGCCAGCACATACAGCTCGTTGACCGGCTTGGTCACCGCGTTGTGGCGCCCGGCCAGGCGGGTGATAAAGCCCATGTCGGTCTCGTTGGACTGGTCGATATGATCAATCGCAATCCCATCCAGCGACGGCGCCACCCTGGGCGAAAACCCATGCCGCGTCGCCAGTTGGCGAAACAGCGCACCGAGGGTCGTGGGCCCATGGCTGGCGGAACGGCGCTGGCGGTAGCCACTCTGGTCCATCACGCTGAACGGCGCCGCCGTGGCCACGAGCGCCAGGCGCATGGGAAACAGGTAGGGGGTGCGCTGGGTAATCACAAACTCGCCTTTTTCCACCAGGCCCGACTCGCGGTAACCCACGCGCAAACCGATCTTGGCGCCCAGGCTAGGCAGGCCTTCCAGGCCCTCGATATTGATGGTCAGTTCCAGGCGGTCGGATTCGATCCCCGCCGCATCGGTGTGCTTCCACTGCATCAGCCGCGGGTTGATCAGAGCTGCGTTGGCGCCATAAATCTCCACGACCGGGGTAAATCCCATTGCCATGCTGCCTCCTTAATCCCAGGCCGAAACGGGCTTTGCAACACCCGGTTGCGCGTCCATCTCGGGCACGATCACCCCTACGCCCGCCGGCAACACCGGGCCATGCTCGGCAAGCCCAGGGTTCAAGCGCCAGAGGGTTTCTTCGGCCGCGTCATCGCACCGCCCCAGCTCGCGGTAGAGCAGCAGGTTGACCGAATCACCGGCAATACTTCGTACTCTACGCATTGACGAATTCCTCCAGCACCAGCGACCAATTGATCAACATGGCAGTGCCGTCGTCGATCACATTGGCCTGGTTTTCCGTGAGCCCGGTAATGCGCCACAGGCCCCAGTTGCGGCCGATGCCATCAACCAACGGCAGCGGTGCCCGTGCATCCTGCAAGGCGCGCAATTGGTCCAGGCGCTGCATGCCAACGGCCGCCATGGCGGTGCCGGCGAAGGTCAGTTTTTCCAGCTTCTGGCCGTTTTGCCGCGACTGGGGCTTGCTGGCAATAATCTCCAGGTCACCCCAGCCGCCATCACTGCTGCGCTGGAGCGTGGAATAGGCGAACCCTCGGGACAGCCCGAAAATAAAGTCGCCCAGCACCATCTGCTGTCGCATTAATCACCTCCATCGGTCAGTGCCGCGTTGCGCCGAACCGCCAGTGAATCGGTGAGCATCGGCACGCATTGGTTTTGCAGGGTTTGCAGGACCCGGTCGACCACCTGCTGGGCGTCGGCGGGGTTGACGCCGGTGATCTGGATGCTCGGTGCCAGGGTGACCTGGACGTTGTCCGAGCGGGCGCTGTTGAGCTCTTTGCTCACTGCATCGGGCGATGGCAGGCGATTGCTGGAAGGGAAGAGTTTCTCACCCAGCCAGGTGCCCGCTTCGCCGCCCAACAGGCCGCCGATCAGGCCACCGACGGCAGTGCCAACGCCTGGCAAAACCAGGGTACCAAGGGCCGCCCCGGCAGTGGCGCCGGCCCATGCACCGCCGGCAGTGCCGAGGCTACTGCCAACCGCTTGCAGGTCGCCATTGCGCACACCTTGGACGAGGTTGACGGCGGTGTCGGCGTAGCGCAGCGGCGCAAGGGATCGAGTGCCGACGGACTCCAGTTTGGTCATCGTTGAAACCAGGTTGGAGGGGATAGTCTTGGGCAAAACGAGCGCTGGAGCGCTGAGCAACAGCGGCCCACGAACGGGTGAAACAAGCGCCTTGGATGAACGCTCGCCCAGGCGCGGAGCGGGCCGATCAACTTGAAACGACGCACCATGAAAACCCACTTTGGGCCCGTCAAACGCCTTGCTGGCCTGTCCAAAAATACGCTGCAGCGTTGCCATTGACCCAGCAATGCTGCTGCCGACGCGGGTGGTTTTTTTCGACGACGACCGCTCCGTGAGTCTCTCGCGCAGCGTTTTTTTCGGCAGAAAACGCGCACGTCCCTTCAAGGTTTCGGTCGCCCCTGGGCAGCAGCAATCCTTGCTATCGTCGCGAAACAGTTTCCCCACGCCGGGCAACTTGCCAAGCGTCACATCGACAGCCTTGCCCGTTAACCGGCTCCTGGCCGTCTCGAGATAGCCCTCCCCCAACCAATTTGCCCCCTTGGTGTACCAGGAGTCCGCTGCCGGCTCCTTGTCTTGGATGGCCTCTGGAGCCACAGGGACGGAGCTTGCAGCGACACCACCGAGCAGGGAGCCGCCCGTGATAAACAGGGTGCCATTAAGGGTTTCCAGGCTCTCGCGCAGGCGCACCTGTTCTTCGGTCAACGCGTGGATATGCAGGCTGGCATTGGCCAGGGCCAGGCTCAGCTCAGACGGCGGTTCTGTTGCGCCGCCCACACTGGTGGCGCCAACCAGACTTTCGTCCTGTGCTTCAAGCAGGCCCGGCAGTTGCAAGGCTCCACTTTCGGCCAGTGCGGGAAAGGTCATCCAGCGCTTGTCTTCGTCGGCGAGCTTGAGCGTATATCGAGGGTCTTGCATCTCGCTCTACTCCTATTTGACGCCAAGGCGATTGATCGCGATGTCGTAGCGGCGCAATGCTTTTGCGGCATTCCATTCAAGAATTTCCGCTTCGTTTACCGAGTAAACCAGCGGTACAACATCGAGGATTACTTCGATATCGCGCTGCGAAAGAAGTCCGCCGGTTTGTTTAAAAAATCGTCGATGCGCTCCTGCATCTCCGTCCAGTCCGGCACGGTCAGGCCGTCCAGGTCGGGGATCATCAGGCCGGTGCAGTGCGAGGTAATGAACTCGGCGCGCTCTTTGTTGGTGGCGAGCTTTTTCATCACCTTGGTGGCGCGCAGGGCGGGCATTTCCAGGGTGACGCTGGTCAACACGCGGCCGGCCACGTCCAGTGGCAGCAGCAGTTGCACCTGTTCGCCGGGCTCGGTGGAACCTTCCAGGAAGAACGAAGCCGGGCGCGTCGAGAGGTCGTGCACGTACTGGACGATGCTCACGTAGTCCGGGCGCTTGAGTTGGTCGAGTTCTTTTTCCGAAAGGCCGGTGGCCAGCTTGGCCAGTTCGAAGAATTGATCGTCCTCGTCATCGCCCGCACGGGCCAGCGCCTGTTTTTGTGGGGCGTAGAACAAGGGTTTGAGTTGGATCTGCTCGATCGTCGCACCGCTGTCGGCGGTGATGGGCGCCAGCAGGATATGCAGGGGTGGCTTCCAGGCCATGGGCGAAATTCCTTGATGAACAATGTTGAACACGTGGACACGGTCAATGTGGGAGCTGGCGTGCCTGCTCCCACACTGGCCGTGCCTATTTCCGATTCGTGGAAAGGTTTACGGCATCAACACCGCACGCCGGGCATCGCCGAGGATGTCGACGCCGTTGAGCACAAACTTCTGGGTGCGCACGTCGATGTCGATCACCGGCACGCCGTTGTCCAGGCGATGGTAGGTGCGGCAGGACAGATCCAGGGTGGTAGTCGCCTTTTCGCCCATCTTCAGCTTGGCTTCCTCCAGGGATTTGAGCTTGCCGCCGACGGTGTGGTAGGTGAAGTAGGTCTTGCCGTCCTGGTCCTGGCCCGCTTCGCGCACGTTAAGCAGGATGTCTTCGCCCAGGCGCACGCCCAGGGCCAGCATAATTTCGGGACCGGCGCCTTGCAGCACCAGCTTGGCGCTGAGTACCTTGCCACTCTTGGCCATTTCCTCGGCGATAAAGCGCCCGCCGGACATGGGCTCCATTTCGAACTCGATCTTCGGCGGGGTGAATTCCTCGACGGTCGCCGACAGCGGCAGGCCCTGGAGGGTGGCCGCAATGGCCTGTCTTACTCGGTTGGTAAACATTAGAGAACGTCCTCCAGGAATTGCTCGATGATTTCATCGCGGGCATTGAGTTGATAAACCATATGTTCGTTCG